TTATTCTTCTGTTACTAGCCCTGTCATAACATACCATGCACCAGCCATTGCCTTTATTCGTATGACTTCATTAGGAGAAGGTTTAACGCGGGTGTCTGATGCAACTATAGGAAGTTTAACAGGTATGATATTGTCATCGATAAGTTTTGCTACAGTGTTGTAATAAATCTTTTGCGAATTAACAGCAGCTATGTATAATGTGCCAAGTCCATTATTTGTTAGAGCTATTTGATAAAAGTTAAGCTCAAGGCCCTCATAAGCAACGGCATCAGGCAAATAGACGAACTTGGTATGCGTAAAGGCTATATTTGCAAAGTATGTATTCGCCGGAGCATTAACCGGGTCAATGTTGTAAGTAGATGATCCCGGATTCTGTTCTGACAGCATAAGCACGGAACTATACATAAGGTTTGCCTTAATTATGCCAGATACATTAACATTTTCAAATGTCCCAGTCTTGCAAGTAACATTACCGTCTTTGGCGAAGAATACCAATTCTCCGTCGGAATTTTTCATCTCTATTGCTTCTGCGCCGAGATTCTTTATACAAGTGTATTGCGCTAAGATTACCATAGCTGCCACCATCGCGACTTTATCGCTAAGAGTCCACAGACCCTGGCCATTATCAATAGTACTAGTAGGAGGGTTACGAGAGGTCTTCGTATGAGATTTAGTACACAGGAAGCAATTATCCTTATAAAGTACAATGTCAACATAAGGTTCGCCCTCCGCTCCGCAATAAAATTGATAACCGACATCAAGATCTGTCCAATTTTGCGGACCACGCAACAATGCGCCACGTTCGCCCTTGTCTCCATTTAATCCGTCAACAATGGTAGTAATATGTATTGTTTTCGAATATATTAGGCCTTTGTACGAGACATTAAGAGTGATGACGCCGTTGACTTCGGTCTGCGAAGCAATATTTACGTCAAGACCGTGTGTATAGTCATCAACGTAACCTCCGGCTATCTGTATGCTGTCCGGCGCATTAGCGTATGTCACCTCATAATCTGAGGCCAGAATCTTATTTGCGCCGTCCAAGAGATTTATGTCTATCTGGTAATTTGCCAAATAGGGACTCTTATGGTGCACAATATTGTCCTGTGACAACATAACGGATATAGCGTTCTGTCCGCTACGGATGAACCTTACTGATGTGGTATGTACTGTTGACATGTTAATTTTCTGATGTTATTATGACAGAGACATCGCCTCCGGCCTGTATGCAGTGGGCGCGAGTAATCGTGTAGCTGGCTACTGCTGTATCTTTGTCATCTCCGTTAAGATAGACACCAGCTGCGTCACGTAGGACGAAGAAAAATTTCGTATCAAGTGCTTTAACGGATGTACCTCTCTTTACGACTACAGGTGTATATGTAACTTGTCCGTTGCCATTCTCATCTTCAGTGATAGACTCATCTTCTGGCGACGGGTGCGGGTCTATGTCAAATGGGTCTGATGCGTCCATCACTCCCTGTATGTCGCTGCCTATTACATTACCACTCTGTGCAACCGTTACTCTGTATTCGCCGTATGTATCGATGTCTGCTGCAGCAACCGTCAGTGTCTGATTTGTCTTGCCTACAAGCGTCTGCCAACCAGTAGATTCCATCTTTTCCCACATATATGTAAGGTTTGCTGCAAGTTCGTTTCCGCTCTGATAAGCTAAAGCTTTGAGTACACAACTTCCGCCTTTATCCCTTATAACAAAGTTATTGCTGTCGCCGGCTGCAATAGTAACTCTATAGCTGTCGCCAGTAGACTGTTGTATCGGGATGTTGTAACTAGCTTGTATCTGATCGCTGGAATTGCCATATGTAATTGTTGCGACCATTTTTATCACAGCAGGAGCATATCCGGCAATCTCAGCAATATTTTTAATGAGCTGCAATCCATAATAAGGATTATCGCCAGACGGTGAGACCTTTTTAAACATACCGGCAAAAATGCCAGTTGATGCATCACCACTAAACTCAATCAAATTATCATTAAAGTAGAAATTGATTGATGTAGGCGTAGCCACGCCCTCGGCAACACGGCTGCTAAGGCAGACGAAGTACAGGATTGGCTGTTTAACACTAAAGTCAGGACTAACGCTAAGAACTTCCTCTCCTGACATTTTGTACTCCTGGTAAAGGTCGCCTGAAGGGCTGTTGATATAGGCAGTATATGTACCTGCCTTGCTGATGAACTTAATCGTTCTGGTTGTACTCGCGCTGCTCATAACTAAATTTCTTCATTAATTGTTTGTTCTTCATCATTTGTTTCACTACCATCAACCTTGCCACTGTCTTCATTCGAAGCTTCCTTATTGGTCTCTTCGTTCTCATCATCTGACGATGCCTCACTACTATCAGTTTCAGTTGATTCTGAAGTGTCATCTGTCATTTCGCCAGAGTGTTCGTCATCAGGATATGATGGTTCGTATGAAGGCGTCGAAGTCTCCACAATAAAGCGCTCATCAGTAGCCTGTGGCAAAGGGCGCGTAATAGTGCCATCTTGCTCCTGCCTTGCCTCGTATGGCAGCAAAGCAATTGCACCTATTTGCGTAAGTATTTGGCTTAGTTGAGTGAGTGGGCCAAATGACAGCATGTCACTTTGCCACAACAGATAATTGCCGTCTTTTACTTTATTTCTTATCCTATTAAGATTTAGATATGCAACAACCTTAGGATTCGCTTTTATGTATCTTGCCATATTGTAATTATTTAATTAATATCAATTCATCGTTTGCAGTAACGAAAAGAGAGCCATCGGTATCAGCCCATGCACCTGCAGGACCACGGTCTACTACGTCAAGACCTACCATACCGCCAAGAGTGTCATTCATCATGTCTGTTTTTAATACAGGCATGATGCCCTCTGCTACCTGCTTGTATGTCAAAGAACCAGCAGATTTATTCTCTGCTGTATACCACAAGACCATAAGTTCTTTCTCCACGTTATCAAGCAAGCCGTTCGTGTCCCAAATTTGAGCTTCGGGATTTATCTCAGGTGTCCCGGATGGTATGTTGGCCGGCACGCCCATGATGTTAAATTCGAATTTTGGAATGCGTCGGACAAAAGCGAAAAGTTTACAAGGTGATGCATCTGTCAGTTCGATACTGTCAGGATCGCCAGACTTAGAATACTTTGCACGGCAGCGCATATATAATGCTTCCCCCATAAGGTTTCGGTCAACGGTGCAGCTTGTGCCGTCGTCAGATAGAGTAATGCCATAGTCAAGTTCATCTTGGCCGACCTCAGTCCACATGGCATCTTCTGTTCTGTATACTTCCCAAACGAATTTTCTTTTGCTCGTGTCGCACTCTTTAGCTCCTATCCGCAAACTTGCCGTTACGGTTTGTATATCCACGTCTTTAAGAGGATTGTATATAGTAACATCTGCAGCGTTGACATCAAGTACAGGCACGCATTCGGTAGAGTTTTTACACTGAATTAGATAGGACATATTGATTACAAAAATCTGTCCTGTCCTGCTGTCTACATATTCCCCGTAAAATCGCATTGTTATAGGGTTATTGACAGTAGCATTTTTCTTAATTTTTATTTGCCCCTTAGTGTCGCCATCTTGTATTATCTCGTAATCAGTGCTTTCTGTGCCTATTGGACTTGTGCTGCTGCCCTCATACCATTTCACATTGGCAAGTTCAGCATTGACGTTGCCGCTTTCCAGCACTTCATCCTTGTCACGAATGCTGACAGACGGCTGTAGAACGAGCGGAGTTATAGTATAGTCTGGAGTGTATGTATCTTCGTCCGCATTGTAATCTTGCTTGCCGGGTACACTGCCAAAGACCGAGATTCCGTAAGTAAGCTGAAGTGGGCGATAGTTGAAATCAAATCTTCTTGTCTTCATATCTATTTATATTGAAACGTTATACTGTCAGTAGCAATTTCATTTGCCATGCCATCCCTAAGGGTGACAGTAGCAGTAAACTTAAGTACGGCAGGTATATAGCCGTCAAAGTCGCAGTCATCCCTGTTAAGAGTAATAGATTTGCCTGAGTTTGCCCGTCGAATAGCCCAGGCATTGTCAGATGCAACGCGTGGGTTGCCATCTGCGTCCTCGCTATATCTTGTCCACATCACATCATCATCAAGGATGTCAGATGTGATATCCTGGTTATACAATTTGGCAATGATAGTCAATGAGGTCTTGAAGTTTTCCGGGTCGAACAAAGATTCAGGCTCAAAAAAATCGACCGAAAACGACGGATTGCCCTCTACCATAGCCCAATCTGTCGTATTCCATGCCGGCCGAACTTTCGTTCCGCTGACCTGACATCGGTATCTGCATCCCATATACCATACATCAGATATTTCATAAATACCCGTTGTAGGATTAATAGACTCATGGTAATAGTCTGCGTCAGCTAGCCATATGCCACGGTCTACAATCTCACTTATTGGCTTGCCCTGGTAGTCAATACGGATGACATCCGTTGTGATAAGGCCGGGCACGTACATATAGTCACGTCCTTCTCTTATGGGCAAATTTAAATCATTGAGAAACTCCGGGACTGTTCCGAGTACTGCGCCGTAGTTTGTCTTGTCTATAATTGGCTTTGTAACACCAACAAGTTTGACAATTCTGCCTTCGGTACTTGAGAGATATAGGCAGCTCTGGCGTAAAGTATCAGTCTGATTACCCCAGCGTGCCACCTTCATCATACTGCAGGGAGGGAAATTTTTACCAGCAGGGACTTCATTGTCAGGGTAAAGTGTAACCTCTATACTGTTGTTCGCTGTATTAACGCTATTAACACGCATCCATGAGGTATAATAATCACCACTGCCTGAACTAAGAGTATTAATTATCCCTCGCAGTACGTTATTTTGAGCCTGAGCAGTAAAATATCCTTCCCATTTTCGCCTGAGATTTAACCTGTATGTACCATATCCCAAATCTTCTACTGTCTCGATTGTGTCCGACTCCGTGAGTATCTGGTCGCCCTCGAGAGCCTGTTGTCGATTGACAATCATGTCCATCACTTCGACAAAAGAGCGTACTTTAAGGCTTTCAACTTCGGCATTACCATCTTTGTCAATGGCAGCTCCTGTTCCATTGACAATAGAGCTGGTAAAGGTGCCGAAATATGCACCATCAAGAAAGGTTATAACCTTCTGTGCAATGTCCTCTATATCCTTACGGAGATATTTTCCTGTATCAATGTTGCAATATGAGAGTAAGGAGAGGAGAGCATTACCTATCCTCTCCGCTGTATTCGCGTTTTTCCGGCGTTCGTCTCGGATCTGCGTGAATTGTTGTCTCAACTGGTCTCTTATATCGTCCATGATGATGCGAAAATACTTCAGTATTTCAAGATATAAAAATACATTTAGAATCTATTTGAACGTATTCGAGTCTTCGAATTTACCGAACCGAATAGACCTTGTAAGAAAGAAGAAACCAGTCCTTGATATGCTTCGCCATACATTAGTGCCTGTTTCTCGTTCAGCCGTTGCAGTTGATAATAGTATTTACGCATAAACCAATCCTCTTTCTTCCTCTTACCTCTTACAAGTGCAGCCTGTTTGCCGGCATTCTTTCCTCGTTTGACAGTTATATGCTCAAACTTCGGTGCAAGCATGGCATCTTCTGACAAGCCGGCGCCTACCTGTTGATAGCCGTAGCCGTTAACTTCGCGGTATTTGTCATTCATAAAGAGCAAGTCTCCACCATTGCCATGTTTAAAGCCTTTGCCGACTCCGGCGGAAACATATAATCCGTACATGAGAAACTTATGTTTAATGGTATCTGTTCCGTCAATGGCATATTCGATACTCTGTTTCAGGCTGCCTGTATCGCTTACCGAAAGTTTGTCTATCTGTTCCTGAAGGATATCCACAAGATATCTTGCCCATCCTCGGTTATATGCGTCGATGTCCGCCTGTGTCCTGTTGCCTTCGTATAATCTCGTTGCCATAATAGGGAAATTTTCTTAAAATTATCTCAAATTTCCTTAGTCTTCCTGCCATTCGTCAGCGTTGAATGTAAGGTCTACCGGTTCGTCGTTATTCACCATGAAATATAGACCAGTAACGCCATTCATCGAATATCGAGGAAGCTCCTTAGAGTATATGGAACTTATATCCATGTACTCAAGGCTGTCTCCATATTCCATTGTATTCTTGTCGTGTATCAAACGGCTGTGCATCTGGCGGAATATACGCCGACAAAGATTCAGTTTTTCCTCACGGTCTTTCATGTCATCGAAGGTATAAGAGGCGAGTATAAAAACTGTGTAAACGTTTTTGTCGAAAAAAGTTACACCCTTGCTATAAGTGTTTTGCGAAGTTGTGTCATCAATCATGATGAAGTTGGCGTACTTTCTAAATTCCTGCATGACATCGTTAATGCCTTCAGGGCCACTGCAGAAGCAAGCTTTGAAATTATTAGCCTGAGCGAGTTTGTTCGTTTCTGCCAATTTTTTAAAATAATCGTATGCGTTGAATGTGTTATTCGTCTCCATTATTTCTTCATTTTCTTGCGTAAATCTTCTGACTCCTTTGCTTTTGCATCGAGTTCTGTCAGCGCGCGCCAGCAGTCGGTATCAAATATCAGTTGTTCCTTGGTTACGTCGCCATCAGTGAGGGCGCGTATTTGCACGTTCACAGATTCCATGAAGTCAAAGCCGCCACCATCTTGATCTGTGAGGTCAACCTTTTTGAAGAAGTGCGGAAAAGCTTTGGCGAGTACATCCTTAACGTACGAGTACCACAGAAATGTGCCTAGCATCTGCGCTTTATCGAGCTTTATTTTGGCAGGTTTTGAGCCGTCTTTTTTTCGGTAAAGCTCCCGTGCAAGAGAGACCAAGAAGCGGTCGTCTTTGTTAAGACAATAAGCCTGGTAGTATTTCTCAGCCGAAAGATAGTCGGCGAATCTTACGCCATGCAGATTAACATCGACCGCATGCAGGCGGCGGACGTCATCCAACCTGACGCCCATGCCCACATACGTGTCGATGAAGTCAAACTGCTTTATAAGGTATTCTATCTGCCATGCCTGTATGGTGATGCTCTTTTTCTTTAGTCCAAATTTGCCTGTGCGCACATAGCATATCCACCCGAAACTGTCCTTTTTAGCCACATGCAGTCCACAAAAACGGACAAACATGTAGGTTTTGACGACAGTCAGGTCGGCAAACGTCGCCATCAGCGTAAAGACATAATGCAGCTGCTCTTGAGTAAGCTCGCGCCATGATTTAGGTGCGTACAAGTCAACTGACTTATCCGTTGAAAAAGAAGGCTGTCGAGTCCTTAGTGTTGTGAAAAACTTCATGATGATTTACTTTGTAAGCTTCTGAATTAAGATATTCGTCGTACAAGTCTATGTTTTTAGACGATTCCAGTATGGACAGCAGTTTCCTAAGAGGGAATGCTACAGCCTCTCGCTGGCCTGTGAAAAGCCAAACGTGGAAGAAGTTCCTGATGGCTAGCAGAGCATCGGCATGCTTACCCATCTCGTCGACGTTATTTGTCCTGTAATAAGCCATAAGAACATCCATCTGTTTGTCGGATATCTTACGGCGCAGAAACATATCTGCGTCCATTATTGGCTGCTGCAATTTGAGCCATTCTTCGGCTGTAAGACCATTTACACGGCGCATGATGAAGAACTCATATTCGTCGAACAAGGTAGGTATGTTTCTCTTTGCTTGTATAGTTTCGCCCCATTCCTTGCTCCTTAGGGAGTTGAGAACGTGTGCCTTGTCGACAAGCAGCTTTACCTTGAGCTGCTGCTCGAGCGCGTCCACTCGCTGCTTGCTTGCCGGCGAAACGTTGTCGTTAGACACTACGCCGAAGCCGGTAGGAGTAAGCACAAGGTCGAGCTGACGAAAAACGGACAAAAAGGCCGAAACAGACGCAAGAGCAACGAATTTCTTGTGCAGTATGCTCTCCTCCCCTGCGCTCTCAACAGTTTTGATTCCTTCAGGGCCCAAAAGGTTATTGCTGAGAAAAGCTATTTGTCCTTCAATTTCCGGCAGCACCATTTCATAAACGTTGTCCTGGGCAGAAGTGCCGACCGGCAGCGACCGCTCAAATTCATCCTTCGTTACCGTTGTTATCATCGTTTTCTCCTTTCTTTTTATTATTGTCAACAGATACAGGCTTCGAGTCCTTGTTTTCATCAAGGGTAGTAAGCTGTATCATTGGCACATCTATCGTGGCAATCTTATTCCATCCGTTGTAATGCAAGATTACATGGTAAGGCTTGCACATTATGTCGTGCATTGGCTTCTCAAGTGCCTGCTTGAGTGTGAACAGCTCGCGCTTGTCCGAGCCTGAGTTATTCATCTGACTCTTTCCCGGCGTTGCTCCCACGAGGTTAGGGTGTACGCCCAGGGCGAAGCATAGAGCGTTAGATGCCTCGCTCATGTCGTCGCTCCAGTTGCCGCCCTCTTTTTTCGATGCGTCGTTGAGCTGGTATATCCTGACCATGCGATTCTCCTTGCCGTTAGGGTCAACATAGTAGCCTGACACCATAGCCTTACCGGCATTTTCCACGCCTGTTATAAAGTCCATGATATTTTTCTTCTCCTGCTCCTTACGTTCTGCCCTCTCTTTTTCGCCAACGATATTCTCGTTGGCGCACACGTTATCCCAATAGTCATTATGCACTTCTATCTGGGTTCTCGGGGCTGAGGTATTCTTTATCATGAAGCGCTTCCCTATACCTATCAGGCGGTATATATCAAACCACGAATCGCGGAAAATGCTCATGTAGTAAGGCACAGGGTAGTACTGGCTGCCTGGTGTGGGCATTTTGCTCAGTATGGCAAACTTGCGTTCTGTCGTTGGTGTACGCTTCGTGCCTGTGTCCGGGTCAGGAACATGACCCATGCGGACCTTGAGGTCGCCCAATGGGTCCCAATAGTCAAGAAGAGGTATAACCTCGATGTTTTTCTCGTCAAAATTCCCCACACGGAAGTCACCGAAAAAGACATGCTCTATCTTGCCTGATTTTGTCGATGGGGCGTATTCAAATCGGCAATAGCAAGCATCCTTATTCCTTACGTTGACTATCTTGTCGCCCCTGCGGTTAAGTATGATGACTGTTACCGAGAAGAAAAAATACTTCATGTCTGTTGCCTGCTCCATGAAACACTCGTGAAGCGAGTTTGACAGGCAGAAGTTCAAAATTTCCTCGTTGTCGATATCTTTTTTGGTCTCTCGGTCAACGAACCTTACGCCCTGCCCATAACAGGCAAGTATGTTGAACTGCTGACACTGAGCTGTAACCATGTTGCTGCTTATAAAGTCGCGTATCGTAAAAGGAAGCATGTTGTCAACGCCGAACGGTACATACTTATATTGCTTGCCTCTTATAGTCATTTGAATAGGGCTTACGACTTTGTCCTCGTCGAAAACACTTGCCGTGTCTTTCCCGTATTCAGACGAGATAGAATCCATGAAGCCTTTACCGCCTACGCCTGAAGGCACCATCTTATACCTTGTAACGTTTCCGTTTCTGCCGACCTCGACTAATTTGTTTTCGTTTTCCATCATAAATAAATTGTGTATCCGTTAACTTCAAGTATGTATATCTCTGGGATAAGCCTTATCTGGTTATTAACAGGGTTGCGCAAACGAACATAACCGCCACGCCAATGTTGGTGGTGAACATACCATCCTTGATACTCGTTTATGTTGCCTTCAGACGTCCAAGCCTTGACGTTCAGCGTCTGGCGCCGTTCCTCTGCCAACGAGATGTAATGTTGCATCTCGGTAAAATGCATTACTCTGCGTTTCTTATCCATATCAGTTGAATGTAAAGTCAAACGTGTTGTCGAATATCCTTCCGCCACGGCGGAGGTCAACCACGTTGTGGTTACGCTGGGCGTATGTGTAAGTGAATGTAAATCGAGGTAGAGAATCAATGTCATTAGTATATTCCGACTTTGATTCGGTAATTATTACTTCCTTGCCAACGACCGGTTCGGAGTTGTAGAAATTGACAATGCGTACATTCTTCGAGCGGAAAAGGTCGTCCAGCCAGTTGGCAGCCGGAAATGTAAGCACGCCGGTGTCAGCCTTAAATTCACGGTTCTCCTCAATCTTGTAATTCTTCTTAACCTTGTTGATATAAGCCGACTCGCGGTTAAACTCCGGCGAAACAGTATGCGTGCCGGTGCAGTATACCAGCTCATCACATCCGAAAGAGTTCTCAAACAGCAGAATAGGCGCACAGTCAGGACGTTTGAAGTCGATGACGAAACGCTGCGCCCTGGCTCCAGCCTCGATGGTGTATGCACAAAGCACTTTACCTTCAGTGGCAAACTGGCCGGGCGATGCGTCTACAGTCTTGAAGTTGCCATTAGAACTGACTACATCAACCGAAAAGCTCATAGTGCTGCCGTCGCTGTATTCGGCGGTGGCCGTTGGCGTGTCTCCGCCGATATAATGCAGATACTCAAGCCGTCCCATCGCAGTAACCCTGTCGCCATCAAAGATGCTCAAGTAATGATCCTCGAGGAAACTATCAGCGTTGCTAATGCCGAAGTCGGCGGCACAATAGACGACAGTGGCATCAAGCGTGGCCGTTTCCGCAGCTTCATCGTTGTTAAATTCCTCGGTTATAGTAATAGCGAGGCCTGCAAGAAGGCGCCTCTGTACGTAAGGCTGCACAAGTTCTGCCAGGTCAGAGAATGTTATCTTGCCTCCAAAAGGAAAGAGATAATCGTCAAAGAGCACGTCGTCGTCAGCTTTGATTTCAAGGTGTGCCCTATACCCGGCAATACCGAAAGATATGTCAGGCAAAGTTGCAGAAAGATATGTTCCGGATAAACCGCTCAAAATAGTAATCATATACTTTTTTGAGCAAATGTATCATTAAAGATAAGGATATAAAAATACGTGGGCGTACCCCTATGAAGAGTCCGCCCACGTGACAGAAAAGAATGAAAGAAATGTATCAATCAATTTGCCCGGCCATATCAATATCACGCCAAATTGCCCACTTGATTGTGCCGTCGTCATAGGTAGCCATTGTATAACCTTTCAGCAGAAGATACTTCGAAACTATGTGTGGTGACACAGTCATCATGGGTATCAATTCATCCGTGATATCTTGTGTTGTTTTGTACTCAGGTGCAAGATGTCTGCCTGTTGCCTCTGATTCGCCCGGTACGTTGGAGCGTGTGGCGAAGTATGCGTCTAATATCGTCACTTGGTCACGCTCGTCATCTGAAAGATCAGCAAACCAATTATCATATCTATTATTTTCCATTTTTCCGCGAATTAAGACATTTATTCATTGTAAGTTTTAAATCTCTAAGACAGTATATCATTTCAAGCCTCTGATAAGCCTTCTCTTTTACGTCGGCAGCGCTGTCGTCAACAGAATGTTCAATAACAAAATCTATAACATCATCGCATAACGAAATAACACTCTCAATGTAAGAAGGCTGCAGAAGCTCACGTTCTGCCTGTATAGTGTCATAGCCTTTCATAAGCTACACCCTTTCTCTGTATAGTCATGCTCAACCAATTCTCCTGTAAGCATAAAAGCCCTGAGAATATCATTACCATTAAGAGGTACAAGGGTAATGACAAACGAATTGCCGTTGTCATGCTTTGATATGAGCATAGGCTTTAGTCTTCTGTTTTTCTTTAAGTGCTTATCCATAGCGTTGTTGATAAAGTCTTTTATGTCCTTATCGACGTTCTCTTGATTAACTAATGACCTGTGGAACTTGCTAAGCACCTCTTGTCCTACGGCGTATCCCAATAATGTCGTATTGTAGTATGTCTGTACCGTTACATAATATTTTTTCATTACTCACCCCCTTTCTTGTCATCTGCGTTAAGACGATATACCACCCATGCCGAGCAGGCGGCCGAAACGATAGAGACCACAGGCTGCTGCATGGCTACTATGGCGGTTATACAAATAAGGAGAGTGAAGATGTTGACACGTACTGCCGTCTTCCATGTAACCTCGAAGCCGGCCAGCCTTGAATAGAATGTACTACGGCTGTTATACCATCTGGATAAAGATTGTGCCTTTCCCGTCAACCATGCCTTGATGTCGACAGGGCGCTGCGCATTGCGCTGGATTGCATTTGTCTGCATATTGCGTAATTGTTAAGCATACCACGAACTGCGTGGCACAGAGATACAGAAAAGCGGCTGCACATCCCGCTGCTTAACAATCACGACTTCTCCGCACGGAGCAGTAATAATTACGGAACGGCAACCGCCAATACGATATAGTAAGGGCATAAAAAAAGCCCTGCGATTTATGCTGAGCAATGACCGATGCTCGATGCGGCATGATAGTTCATGATTGTTAAGCGATGGCAAAGATAAGCATTTTTCCTGAGCCGGCAAATATTTGCCTGAAAAAAATCTTTGCCCTGTGTAGAACTCGCTCCTGGAGTTATACCAACCGGATAACGATTGTGCCTTTCCCGTCAACCATGCCTTGATGTCGACAGGGCGCTGCGCACTGCGCTGGATTGCATTTGTCTGCATATTGCACTATTGTAACCATACCCGGAGCCGCCGGGCGCGGAGATACAGAAAAGCGGCTGCACATCCCGCTGGTTACAATAGTGACTTCACCCCAACGGGCAAAACTATTACGGAACGGCAACCGCCTATACGATATAATAAGGGCATAAAAAATGCCCATACAAATATGCTGGACAATTAACCTATGTCCGAAGGAGTGATATATTCACTATTGTAACCGATGGCAAAGATAGGAATTATCTTTGAATCGGCAAAGGAAATGACAAAGTTTATCTGAAAATTTTTATTTATCAAGATTTATCATTTTATCATTGTCATGGTCAAGAAAGAGATTACCTGTAATAGCAGCATAATCCTTTCCTCTTGGCGCATTAGGAATATTATAGAATTGAACATCTGTTATACCTTTTTTCTTCATGTCAGCATAAATCTTTTTTACCTTCTTAATATCCCTGATTTTATTCTTATAATAAAGTCTGAGTGTAGTACCATCGATGCTGCTCTCTATAATTTCAAATTCAATTCCGCCTAATATGAATTTATTAGACGAAGAATTATCAGGAGCATCACTTGTTTCTGTCGATTCTGTTTCATTCGTTGCCGTGTCTTCTGTCATAATCTTTGAGTCATCAAAACTATACATCGAATCATATACGACATCAATTTTTCCGGTTGATTCATCCAACAAACTAATCTGTTTGAGCACCCAATTTTCGTTAGAAGTCCAGTCGCCTTCGCCTTTATAAGTCAGCCTTACACTAACTTTTTTTGGAACTGTTATGCCAAAACTATTTTTGGCCTTCAGGTCAAAGGTGACGTGGTAAGAGTTCTCTGCGATTTTTTCAGCTGCGCCATTGTCAAAATCGGCACCATCCGCATCAATCAGTTGTTCACGGACAAAGTCCTCTGCAATTATCTTAGCACGAGTCTCTGAAGCTCCAGAATCATCACAAGATGAAAACATTAAAATGAAAATTGGAGCAATTAATAAAACAAAAATTTTTTTCATGTTAATAATATATTAAAAAATACGAAGTGAATTATGTAATTATTAAAAGGCACTCTTTTGCAGTTCAAAAAAGCATAAATCGGAAGCCTAAACATGTTGTTTTGGCCGTTGAAAGATGCCATGTTATAAGCCTTCCTTTTTCAATCATCAATACCGGCGTCAAACATATCGTCTCCAGTTTTTTCTCTTACAGGGTCTTTGCTTTTATAATTAATACCAGCAGTAATTTCGCTGTCATCCTTAACATACTTTACCATAATGTAATACAGCACATTACTCTTACCCTCTGTAAGGAAAACCGTTTTGTCCAGTTTCCATCCGCGTTTAGCCATATAGTTGACGGCACCCATATTAGAGGTGAATTTCATCCTGTGTCCATCGTCATCAACAATATAGCAGATGCTTCCCATCCATGTCTTACCACCTCCAAAGTCCATTGTGGCATTAACCTTTCCTATGCCCCAAAAGTTAGAGCACATAATTGTACAATAAACAGGATAGCGCCCATCAGAGTCAGTCACAAATGCCTGGGCATCGATGTTAAGGCACATCAGTACCATAAAGATAATAATAGATAGTTTTTTCATAATAAAAATAGTTTAGATATGCAAAAGTAAAAAAATATGGCAACAAGACAAAATAAAAAGGGGAAATGCAGCCCAATATACAATGAAACAAGAAAAAGGGGAACGCGCCTCACGGAGCATCCCCCAAAAGAGTCTTTAAATCATAAAGTTTCAATATAGTTTTACCGTCATAAGTTCTGACGATATATTCTTTAGGCAATTCTGTATTTGCTCCAGCCTTTCCTTACTTGGATTGCATACGCCAGAAGCATATTTACGCATTAGTGAGGCATTTATGCCCATCTTTTTAGCAACAGCAGAAATATTTAAGTAAGAGTAATAATTAAACAACGACGCTATATCAAAGACAAATTCAAACTCCATGTCAGGCAGAACGTCGTTGTTCTCTGCAGCTAGGTCTTTCATTTCTTCGTATGAGGCATAAGTGTCCTCGATGGCTTCCTTGGCTGTCGTGCCGTAACCATGGATACCATACTTGATGCCAATATCGTCAATCATATAGGTCGAGAAGTCTTTTTCACCTATACGCCCTTCGACGCCGAATCTTACTTTAGTTGCCATATTTAGTAATTTAATTTATTCTAAAAAGGAGATCTAATAAAAGAGAAGCGTCAGAATGAGGATTTGTCGGGGTTAAACCCCGAACAAATCCTTGTAAATTGATTGAAGGGTCTTATCTTTGACCTCTTCTTTGTCATGACGGCCGATGGATGTCATTTTTCCCGTCTCGGGATTAATCCAAATTTCGTGCCGTCCACCTTCTCGGAGCAAGTAACATCCTCGTTTACTTAGCTTCCTTTTCAATTCTGAGTACTTCATGATTTAAAAGATCTCTTTGTCTTAACGACAATGCAAAGGTAGCAAAAATGTTCCATACGACAAAATTAAAATGGAACAATTTTGCTCCATTTAAATAAATTAACAGATAAATGATAATTTCATCTTTATATAAAAAATATCATATTGTAGTAAGCTGAAAAAAGGAAAAACAAAAAAGGAGAATAGTGTGAAACATTCCCCTTTTTAGTGTCAAAATAAATATATAATTCTAAAGTGTATCAGCCGTTTTTCTTAAACGGTCTGCAATATCATAGAGAGCACCTTTCAACTTTTCGCGGTCTACGTCGTTGAAGTCGTCAGGTTTTCCGTTGTTCATACCGCTGAACTTATGGTATAGCCAGCTACGTGATTTACCAAAGTAGTTTTTAGCCAAATAAGCCCAGTTGATATCCTCATATACATCAGATAATGCCTTTCTGACATTTCCTGTAGCTACCATTACATCTGCTTCCATTATTTCCATATTGTTATCTTTTAATGCCCTCCACTTATAGGGAGGGCGGTTTGTCATTCTGTTTTAACATTACAAGAAAGCCCGCAACTTTTTATTGCGGGCCCGGATGGTCTTGGTCATAGACCTAGTTAGTGTTGAAATATTAAACAGTGACCACTTGTAATTCTTTCGCTAAATTATGTAACCCATTTGCTATTTTTTCTGCTTGCGCAGGACGAGGCTTTGAAATACCAGAAGCATAATGAGCAAGTTGTTTTTGATTTATTCCTGTAATTGTTTGTAAAGCTGAGAATGAGAATATACCTCTATAATATTCTAGAAGAGACTGAACGTCAAACTTATATACAATCTCATAATGTCTATCAAAAATATGAGGATATTTTTCACCGTCCTCTTTAGCACCTTCTAAATAAAAATCCAAACTTTCCTGTACATAAGCCCTAAATCCTTCAAAATTGCCAGTATAGGCAACAATCCATCCGGGTAACAGGTCACATGCGCAGCTGTAACCGTTCTCGGTACGTGCGGTGTTCATTATAACCTTTTCCATATCTTTAATATTGCGTTTAACGTCTGATTAAAGAAGTGGTAAAGAATCTATCTGTTACCACTCTTGCTGAATAATAAACAATGATTCTATGATAGGTTAAATGGTGGGGCGGTGTCAAAACACCAGCCCCGATTGGTTTTCAATGCTTTTCAGCAAATTGCCCCAGACTACATCGTTCTCACCGCCATTGACGGTGACCGTTCCTTTTTTGACTGGATGATGAAATTGTCTGTGACTGCCTCGCTGGCGAACCAAGAACCATCCGTCCTTTTTCAAATCCCTGAGGATTTTACTGACTTTCACTGTTCTCATAGATCACTGTTTAATTCAACAATGCAAAGATAGTAAATTTACTACTATTTACCAAATTTTGAGACGGGAAAAGTATATAAATTACTACTATTTAACAAATAGCAGAATACAAAAAGACAGCGCCACTCATTATGTACAGTCTCGGTTTTAACAGCCCGACAAAGAAAAGAATAACAATATATTTATGTGAATTTATATGGTACCAACAGATTAGAGACCGGATATATGAAAGAGTTTTGTAATAGCAAAATCAAACGTAAAGAAAATATATAAAATAAACAATATTTAACAAAATAATAATCAAGTGTTTGAGCATTTTAATCGTCTAAAATGCTTTTAGCGTAGGCAATACGCTGTGAAATAGTGTTTTTTTATATGTTTTTCCACTATCAAAAACCGCAAAAGGCTGACTCCCAGAAAGTTAGCCTTTTGCGGTCGGCGAAAGCAGAAAAATTCTGCGTTTTCTGCCCTCACCGCCCTACGGAAATCAAGCAATTGCCTAATAAAATTATAGCGGAATATGTAGCGAGGCATCACAAACATAACACGAACCTAAAGGCGCATCCGCGGTTTAGCTTGACATATCGATGATGGCAGGCTAAACATTAATGCGCGTTCAAATTTATTTGAATGGGCATTATCAAAACAAGGATAAAAACAACAGCATTGGCAATTACCAATACTGTTGCTGGGAGTGGAATTTATCAAGCCGAGATACGTTCCAATATATATTTACTTGCCTTTTCCACATCACTCATGAGCGAGATAATAAATAGCGGATTTTCCCGAATTGAGGTAATCCACGAATCAAGATATGCTGCGTTGTTATCAAGAATCTTCTTGTCAAAGCCGAGAATCTGGCCGCATCTGGCAGCTCCTAGCTCAGCGACGAGTTCCTCTATTGCATATTGTTTGTCGCCAAATTTACTGCCAGTCTGACGATTAAGTCTGTCCTTGGGCGCTGTAGAGTGGACAAGCTCATGTATAAGTGTAGCGTAGTATTCTTGTCCGTCCATATATATTTCCTCTGCGGTAGCTCCAGTCTTGAACTGCGATTTCTTGGGTACTACAACAAAATCCTTAGCTGGGTTATAATATGCATGGTTAGACCTTTGTTGATACTTTATAGGGCACACCCATGACTGATTAATAAGTAATTTATCTATGTCGGCGTTCTCATACATACCGGCTGCATCAGGGCTTTCTCTACCGGCAAACAAAGACTGCAATTTCTCTATCTTCTCAGGATGCTTCTCGGGTATGGTGGTCTGATCAACGTTGAATACCGAATAACATTTGAGGAAGGGACGACGTTTGCAATGCAGCTGCTCACATCCCTGGAGTCTGTTGTATTCTTCCGAGGTCAGCCTTTTGCCTGCGGCGTCAATATAGTAGAAATCCCAGAAGATGATTGGTAAAGATTGAGCGCCCTTATTAACCCTGGCGCCTAACTTATTAGCTTGCTTCAGCGTGCAAAAGATTGGATACCTGTATTCTTTATCCACGCAGCCCCATGTCAACATCAGTGCATTTGCTCCTCTGTAGCTTACTCCTTCCAGGTTTACTGGACCGGCGCCGTAATTGCAACCGATCCAACCTTTTTCCCATTTACTCAATCTCATTGCCTCCATGCGTGCAATCATCATTTCTGCGAATTTGTCAATAACCTCTGTTGTGTGCTGTGATAGTTTCATGATTGTATATTTTTAAAGTTAAACATTTATTAATCCATTACGAATACGCTGATATAGCTGATGTTTATCATTGAGTCATTCGCCAGACTTTCTGCGGTTGCTGTGGCTTCGGCGCATGAGTCTGCCATAATCTCATAAGTAAGTACTTCGCCGTCTTCTCCGTTAACCTCGACTTGGTAAATGTTTTGTGAAAACATATAACTCTTTCTGTTTCTTTTTGATGTGCCGTTATTGGCAATTGCGATGTGCTGCTGAACTGAACTTGTCATAATTGTAATTTTTTATGGTTAAACATTTAATTTTTACGTGCACAGGAAACGGGCAAGAAACAGGTATGCAAATGCAAGGGATGTCAAATAAATTTTAACCGTAGGGTAAAAAATATGGATTAGAAAAGCCTTTCCCATATTTTTTTAAAATTTGTGCCGACAAGCAGTGCGTGCCCTTGCAGAATACCGCTTGCCGTACCTTTGCAAAGGAAAAATAAGTGTTTGACATAAAGAAAATTACACAAGTACAGTCAAAGCACCAAGAAAAGACAATAACGGTATATCAAGAAGAAATAGACAAATAATGTATGTTAAAACGTTTAGCAAGTCGAGGTTAACGGAGATGTCGGCAGCCATAGATTAAAATTGGCAGTCTCAGAAGCAAAAGCCACAGCAACAGCAGAAATAAGGCGCAAAAATTAAAACATCAGCTACATCAGCGTATTTGTAAAGGATTCAAAAAACGGGAAAAAATTATGAAACTATCACAGCACACCACTGAGGTTACAATATAAAAAATGATGATTGCACGCATGGAGGCGATGTGTTTGAACAAAAAAGGCCGGTTGCCATTACAACACCCGACCATAAGAAGAAGTAAGCCACTGAAGAGCAACTAATCCGAATAAGAATTGACTGTGACAGCGTGGAATTGAAGAGCAGGAAACTTTTCCACGCCGATGCAAAGCGTATCAAAGGCGTCAGAACCATCCGTTCGGCCCTCAAGCTTATCTTCTTCAGTTTCCGCCAACTTCTCGCCGCGTTTATCTTTCTCACCGTTATAAACTCCGGCAGACTCCAGGGATATGATAAGATCTGGATTGTTGTCCCGATTTATTAGGACAAGGTGATTAGCCCTACCGCGAAGCATCCTGTTAATAAGAAGATTCTTATCAATATGTCGCATTGGTTTGCCGATATAGACAGCCCTGACAATCCATTGAGCACTCTTAAGCCGACGTTCAATATATTTGTGAAAGTCATCGTTGTGCAGCGCATAGTTATTGCCAACAAAGGTTGCGTCATAATAGAACACAATCTGCTTACGGCGGTGATAATAGTAGTACGCAAAGAAATCATCCATAAGTTCCGGGAGTTTCCGCTCATATTTAACAAAAAAGGACTTGAGAACACGTAGCTTACCGGTCTTGTCCACTTGCCCAACGACAAGCCAGTTGATGTTAGCATTGGCGTCAAACGCTATACATAGAGGGAGATTCGGGTCGCAATCCTTATCCAGACGGCTGTCTTCGGTCACATTCCCGACATTGGCAAGATTAAGAGCACTAGCATTAGGCGCAGTATAATAATTAAAATCAGACCTCAATCCGGAATAAAATCCATCCGCAGATATACCTACATGCTGGCACATGATTGATGTGGCAAAGGTAAGCGGAGGCAGGTCTCGTTTAGCTCGGCGGATAAAGTCCTCTCCCAGCAACGCCAGATTTTCAATAGATGTATATTCCTTGTATAAGAGGCATTGTGAGCGCAACTTATTAAGTTGAGCTGTCATTGCCTCAATTTTCTTACATATTACTTCTGCTTTATCAGGATATCTGTTTACCTTTTGCTTTAATTTCCAGATGTAATATACAAGTCCTTCAATAACCTGCACAAGATCATTATCCATCTGTTTCTTGTAGTTCAGAAACCATGAGCCTTTTTTTGTAACAGGCATATCGGAAGTGATTGTCAGTCCGTGATGCATGTAGAAATTGCCGAAGTACATTTGGTTTCCTCGGTTAGCCTGAAATGTCTCGTCCTTGAGCTGCTCATAGTCAATAAACTTTGCTTCGTCGATAATAACGTAATCGAGAGACATTGAGTTACTTGTGCCCTTGCGGTCTTGACTTATGATGTTAATTACAGAACCGTTGTAAAACGATATCGTGTTTTCCCAATTAGAAGGAGTGAAAAGCGGCGTCTTCCAGTGAAGCCCCTTCCATGGGCGTTTGCCCACGACATAATGCAAGTCACGCTTATAACCCCACCGCTCGAGGTGGATAAGCATGGACGGCAATATGTTTATAAGACAACGCTTGACGGATGGTGCGACAAAGCCACCCATTGAGCCTGGCATACCTTGTACGCAGGTAAGCGCGCGTACAGCCTGTACTGCGCCCTTGCCAAAGCCACGGCCGCAGACGGCGACGAGGTCGCGAGGCATGATGGAGAGCAGATACATCTGTCCGTCATTAAAATATTGCTTTGTCTTATTGTTGCTCGTCATTTATTTCTTCGTAGTCAATAACCTGCGCATCAAGGTCAGTAGAATATTTCTTGTTGAGAGACTTTATCCGCTCGCGTAGATGAGGTATCTTTTGGATGCCGATAACGGAAGGATCATCGGTAGGCTCGAATATCTGCGGAATAATCTTGTCGAACTCAATCTCCGCTTCATCATTCTTGTCAGTACGGTTGTTGAGTATACGGTTTTTCTCAATCTGTGCAACCGACCTGTAATCTTGTAATCTGCGTGCAGCCTTCAAATCATCCTCCAGGTCTTTATTTATTTTCCAACGCATAAACTCCTTGTTGGCCGACTGGATGTTTCCCAAAAGGAGCTGCAAAAGGCGGACATCATCGTATGCCTGCGACTTGGCTACGCGAAACATAGCTATATCATAAGCCACGATATCGGCGTCGAATTTGGATGGGAACTGCAACCAATACGCATAAAGTCCTCGTATTCTGTGTATACGCTCAAAGAGCCTAGGATTAACCCTAAGCTCTTGCAGCTCATCGTCGTTAAGAGTAACGTAACGAGAATATTCATCTATGTCAACAGGTAGACTCATTATATATTTGCCTCTGATAAGGTTTTGAGAAGCAGCTCCTTACAAGCGGTCAGCGCGTAAGGAGAGCCGGCGTTAGCAGTGGCTAACATTCCTTCGCGCATGTCATATACAGATGTCATGACCCCATGCAGATAACGCTTGCGTACTTCCGTTCCTTTTGTTGAAATTTCGTCAGACAATGCCGTCTCGTCCAATTGAAGATATAGAGCTGTTTCCTTGGGCGTCATCAGTCTTTTGCCGCACTCTTCGATTTGATTCATCAAGTCGGTTGAATAGTCCATCTAACTGATACGATTGATTATTAACTAAATTACTTAATCCTGAATACAATGATAGAAATGTCTCTTGGTCAGTTGTTATCAATGTACATTCAGCTCTGTCTCCGTAGGTTTGATTTTGCGAGGTGATGACACTGACAGTCCAATGGTCATTTTGCACGAGGACAATTTTGGAATGGTTCATGGCAAGGTAAACGGTATCGAAACATGCAGACATAAGTCGGTATAATCCGACTGTCTTACGAGATGCTTTAAGATCTGCGACAAGCACGCTGTGATTTATCAAGTGCTTTTTTTTCAGTCTCAAGAATCCGGAAAGAAAAGCATCAGATGTCGAGAATGTACTGACATATACATCAGCTCGTCCGGTCTGCTCGAGTATCCATCCGAGCAGACCGAGAGTGTGCAGTCCTGTGCAAAGGTAGCTCTGGTATGACGATGTGTCATTCCTGAGCGGTTTCAGCAGTTCCTTTATTTTCATCGAAGTTAATTTCAGTAAAGACAGGTGCCAGTCGTGTAATCATGTCGTCAGAAAATGATTCGCCGGCATTAAGGATTACATTGATTCGCTGTGCCACCTTTTCTTTAAGTTTAATGTACTCCTCTGAGCCCTTGTCTGTCATGGTCTCCAGTTTCTCGAGATTTTTCGATATGTAAGCACGTGCATTTGTTACATCCTTGACAGTAATTTCGGTAGATGAAGAATCAGCAGAAGATTCAGCCTGCTCTGTTTTCTCGCCAATTTTATAACTGTCGTAGACAGCAAAGTCCTTTTTATATGCGTACCATGTTTCTTTAAGTAGCTTCAGGTACTCGTATCTGTCGCATGGTTTTTCAAGTTCTTTGCAAGTATTATAAAGCTCCTTGATTTTCTTCCATCGTTCTGCGTTGGCATCCCACAGTTGCTGAATTTCAACAGGCAGCTGCTCATGGTCCGCACGCTTGCCAACAGCAGAAGCGTCTTGTGTCTCTTCACCTTCATTCTGATTTTCGGTTGTATCTATTAAAGGTGTAATAGCAGGAAGAATCTCAGCCTCGAGAGCCTTGACATCAGATCTTGTCATGTGGTCCAATCTCATTGGCAGACGTTTCTTAAGTTCATAGATTATTTTATCCTCGTATCTTTCCGGGCGTCGCATAATGGTGTTAAATAGCGCTTGATTACGTGTAAGTTTTAATACGTATGTTGCGCCCTGTACAAGGTCGTCTTTGCTGTGTTCAGGCTTGGCGAGCCATGTCTGAATTTGCGCAGTAAAATTATCATCGAATTTAACCATACATAAAAAAGATTTAAAGGGCCAGACACTTCGTGTCAAGCCCAAACAATGAGAAATTTACAGATTAACCACCAACACCAGGTGATAATGTTCCATCAGCAGCGTTTATGTCGCCTGCTTCGGTTTCGATCTTTCCAACGTAGAATGGAGCCGGGTATTCGTCAGTTGCCTCGGCTGTGACTGTCGTCATGTTGCTGTCAGTAGCAGCCTTACCGGTATCCTGAGCCAATGAAAGTTCCGGACTAAAGGCTTCTGAGCCTACGACGCGGAACTTACCGTTGCGCTGCGGCACAAGGTAAACCATTTCATCGTTGTTCGCCTCGGCAATGTATCCACTGACTTCCTCTTCTGTTCCCGGCATGTTCATAGTGGCAGTAACTTTAAAGGTTTTAGAGCCATAAGTACCTTGTGACTCAACCTGCAACTGACCTTCATTAGGTACTAGCGCTATTCTGTGCCACTTTTTATCAGCTGCCATAACAAAGTCACCCTCATATACATTAATTGTATCGAGCGTTGCCTTCGTCGAACGGTCTATTTTCGGCCACGTTACGATGTCCCTCTTTGAAGCTCCGTATACATATGAGCGTATACCTGGCAATGACTTCTTCCCTTGGCAGAAGTCAATGTCAGCATACAATGTTTCTTGATCAGTACATTTGTTTGCCATAATTTCACTTTTTTAATTATCCTTCTGTTTTTTCCCAAGCTGAGAATGATTCTTTAGACACCGACAAGAATTGTGTGCCGAAGAACATGTTAGCAATAAAGTCTACGTCATAATGATTGTCCAATGACTTTTCGACGAGATATTTTTCATCGTCAGACTTTTGGTTAAAAAGTGCCATGATGTTGGACTTCGGAGTCAAAAGTAAAAAGTCATCAGGTACATTTGCCAATGGGACCAGCTCGACGTTAGAAGCTCCCTCCAATGTCTTCTTATCGTAAGAATTATTGTACGGAAGTGAACCATGATTCAGTTGGTAAGCCTCGGTATAGTTATGGTACGTCATGTCTGACATAAAGTACTTTAGTTTCTGGCGACGAAGTTTAACGTCACGAGACCAGAAGAAATCTTTAAGGATATCCTCTGCATTTTCCGAAGTAATGCTTTCAAGTGATTTTTTCAAGTTACCTTTTTCCTCAGAAATTAATACCGTACTTCGTTCATTAGTACCGGCTATATCATTGTCAACGATAGTTTTGAAGCCGTTGAAGAACTTATCAGTACTAGTGAAGTCTCCGCTGTCATGCTTGGCTGTAAACATATTCATAAACAGATTCTCGCCCAGCTGCTTCATTATATAAGCACAAACCTGAAGGACTATCGGTACATTCTTCAGTCCATCGCCCTTGGTGATATTAGAGCCCCATATAGTCTGGTATATGGCGTTCGGGTCAATCGGCTCAATACAGTTTCCGAAAAAGGTCTCGAGGACTCTTCCCTCAATAGAGACATTTCCATCACCTTTTTTGTCTTTCTTGTAATTACCCAACTGGAACTTTCCGCTCATTTCAGAAACAGTCTCGCGGTATCTGATGCCTGTGCGAATAGTCATGTGTTGCAGTGCTTCGCCCATTGCGAGCATCGGCTGCACTATCAGTTGCTGACGATATGTTTGGAAAGTTTTTGTCAGTTCTTCCGGTGAAAATGTGATATTTCCTAACTTTGCCATAATCAAATGTCTTTTACGATGTTGTACAAGTCACTAGCTTCGAAGGCCGTTTCTTCAATTTCAGTCATATCATCCGTTTTGTCGCCTGCCCCGGATTTAAGAGCATTAATCTGCTCGTCGTCTTCTTTACTTTTTTTCTCAAGTGTTTCCACCTTTGCTTGGAGTTTTGCGATTTCCTCGTCCTTTGTCTTGACATTAGCCTCGAGGCCGGCTATTTTGTCGTCAGCATCCTTGAGATGCTTGTCTACAGCCGAAGCCTGGTCATCAGTAAGTAAAACATTTCCCTTGTCATCCGTCGCAAGATTCTGCAATTTAAGGACGTTCAGGACTTTTTTAAATTTGTCTGTCATTTTGTTATAATTATTTTCCGCGTGTGGGTTACGGATGAGGTTCTGGAGTCCATGCCACGTCTTCTGCAAAAAACTCTGAGTTGGATTACCGTTGTCATCTGCAATCAACGACAGTTTGTCGTCCTCTGCAGAAGGCAACGGCGGTATGCCTGCATCCTTGTATATTTTTGTGTAATTATTAATGAACGAAGAATTGAACTCATTAGCAGCTTTTTCTGCAGAAGCATCAGTCCTGATGGAGTCTACAAGGCCGAAGTCAACGGCTTGTTGCGCCGTCATCCAGTTGCCTTTCTTCATCTGCTTTTTGCACTCGTCAATGCTTTTACCTGTTTTATCAGCATACATGGAAGCGAGAACGTCGTCAAAAGTATTAAGGCTATCACGCTGTAGCTTTAGGTCGTCAATCATCTTGTCAATGGCTTCCTTGTTTGCCTGTTCGAATCGGTCTATCCATACGGAAACGTTGTGTATGAGGAAAAAGGACCCTTTGACAATATCAATGGTCTTGCAACCAAGCATGGCAATCGTTGAGATTGAAGCGTTCATGCCAAAAGCATGAGCATGTACCCGGCCATGGTCTTTGAATGCCTGGTGCATCTCGAGTCCATCCTTGACGTATCCGCCTAGGCTGCAGAAGCCAATGTGCACGTCTTTGTTCTTGTTCTGCTTAAGCACATAGCGCACATAGTCAGCGGAACAGCCATTCCACCAACTGCCTATAGTACCAGATATAACTAATTGATATTCCATTTGATATTTTTCGCCAAATTTATAATCAAATGGTTTGAGAATAAAATACGCGTTACATTATATATGGAATAGTTTTGTCTGATGAATATGTCACATTGATAGTGTTCAATTGGTTGTCGGTCGCCAACTCCGGCGCCGTTTCAGTCAGCGTTGCAACAGGATACGGTCTGTTTCCGTCACCAATTAACCTGTATGTTCCATCAACGAGGCCTATTCGCCAAAGGTATGGCACATCAAGATTTATCGCCTCAGGTGTGTATAGCTGTAGTTCTGCTGTGAATACTCTCGTTTTGGAGTCCAATTTATCCTTTATGGTTAATGTCCCATGTCTTTTTATGTAAATTTCCGTCCATTTGACAGCTGGGAATTTAACTCGGTCAACATCTATCCAATTAGCCTTGTCACTACCGTTGAGAGGATAGATTTCCACACTTTTTACCAACTTAAATATTTTCATACGTTCATGTTCGTTTTAAAACGGACTGATTGTGCGCGAACAAATTAGTAGCACTTGTCCATAATTTTTTTTATAAATCTTCGCTATTTCTTTTTTTATTTCTGAGGTCAATTCCATTTTTCAGGTAAGAGTTCCTCATGCGCTGGTATCTCATCTTGATAGTGTAATCATATTCTATTGAGATGCCGTTGTTCTCACACCATGCCTGGATTGCTCGCAATACAGTGCATCCGCAGTCGTGCAGGTCATTAAGATCTTTCCACATTTGCAGGCGGAATGTATCCTCGATGCATTCTATTACTGCAGCCTTCGCATATTTGCCAAGGTAATGGTAAGAGATGACGGGCTTTTGCTTGCTGTCAGGGATGTATACAGCTACTTCGTCTTCCGACTTCATCTCAGGGACTTCATTGCGAGGTTGTGTAGTAAGAAATCTCCTGATTGTCGCATTCTCGGCAGATTGTGGTGGAAACGCTACAGGATTGCCGTAGTGGAATGTCAACCATTCTTTGATAAAAGGCTTAACTTTTAGGTAAACAAGAAACTTTTCCATAGACATTTTCTTGCAAATTTAACAAAGTTTTTAAATATTCCCACAAAAGAAGGAAAATATTTCTTTCTTTTATTTTAATGCAACTCATACAAATTCTTTCTGTGTTTGATTTTGCAATAAATTTTTGTGATAATGCAATTAAGTGAAATTCTATATCTAAATTATTGATAATCAATGTAATTATAATATCACAAGAGATATATCACAAAAAATAAAGACGGAAAAATTTTGCAATATTAAAAACGGGAAAAATGTCTATCACAAAAAAATAAAGTTTGTGATGAAATTGTGATAAATTCGTGATGCGTTTGTTTGCTTTCTAACTTACTTATATTAAATGATTTATCTTTTTTCAAACACAACATTACAAAATCACAAATTTTTAGTAGTAAATAATAAAGTGGGGTTAGGGGAGCGTAAAAGCAAAGATGCAAATAAGTGTAAACAAATAAAAAAAAGTGATACTATTCTCACGAACAATATCACTAAACTAATATGATTAAAAGAAGATTAAAATGGCTGAGTTGTATTAATAAGTTCTTCCGGGACATCTTTTAACAAAAAATCATTGTCATCGTTATATACAGGCGCTGAGCGCAGATATACCATGTCCTTAGTTTTGACCTCGCCTGATGGCGTTGTAACGCTTTTTTGGATTCTGCCGGAAGAGTTCTTATACTCGTCTGGGTTCAATTCGTCTATCCAGGGGCATAGCTTGACGAACGAGCATAACTTGCGAGTGAACGACTGCATTGTTATCTTGTTAGTTTTTGCGTAATACATGTAATCCTCGAGCACTTTATCCCTCTGCAGGAACTTGTCCAGGTTGCCGGATTCACGGCTGAAATAACCATTTGCCCAATCTTCGAAGTTCGTACCCATATCGGCCTTGAATTTCCTCTTAATAATGTTTTCCATGGGTGGCAATATCTTTACCGGCTCTTTGATTAATTGCAAGTAAAATGCGCAGCATTGGAGCCAGAAGTTTATGTCTGCTACCCATTCGTCCTCGGTGTAATCCCTGCCATACAAGTCTTTCCCGAAGTCGTCACGAATGGATCGTGTCTCCAGGTAATTATTATCCTCGGTCTTCTGATGATAGTAGTCGCTGAAGACCATGTATAAGAGCCTGGCCTCGGATGACGGATCGAAGTCTGAAGGCACATAGTTCGTGGTAAAGGCTATCTTCGGGCTATCCTCAAAGGGTATTGTAAATGACTGGTTGTTCTTGGGGTTGACAGTCATGTCCGAAGTAATATTGTCGTAAAATAGTGACGTATTGAGATAGCGGTCACAATCATCAAGCAGCAGCATCTGGGTATGCTGGGTGACTTGGTCAAAAACGTGTGGGTTGTCCATAAGTTTTGGATTTCGGCCGGACAGCTTGACAGTTTTCTGTAACAGCGACAGCGTCTTGAAAAAGAATGACTTGCCGCTTCGGCCATTACATTCGTTGTCTTCTCCGATCTTATTGTCCATGGCCATTGGAGCCCATGCACGGGAAGGCGACTTGTAATGGTGTAGCATGTATCCGAAGCTGAATATTTTGTTTATAAGGTTCTTCTTCTGTTCTTCGATTTCTTCGGTTGTAAGGCCTTCGCCCGATATGTCGAATTTATGTTCAGCATGATATCTCAACGCTTCTTCCTTCTCTTTGTTTTCAAAGTTATATTCCAGTTCCTTACGCCAGAACAGTCTTGAGGTATTTATAAGATAGCCGAAAAAGTGGCTGTTGACATTATGTATTTCTATGTCAAAGCTTGGACGTCCGAATTCATCCTTGCATGCTTTAATCGTGAAAGCGTCAGGTTGCTTTTTAAACGTATGCGGAATGACGGAGTCTTCCCAAACATAATTATGCAGATCGTCACTGCCAGGCTCATACTCTATGATAGAATCAGAACCTGGAGCGGCATTCTTCACTTCGACTGTTTTGTTTGGAAAGAAAAACAGCTGCGACATGTTAGTATATGATGTGAAGTTAAGGTCGATTTCTTGCAAGCTTTCAAGCGCATTATTAGCCAATTTTGGCGTGTTAAGTATAAGATTAAGTATGTCTCTCTCCTCGAATCTGTCAATTACCCATTTGCGGACAAATTCCTTGATGTCCTTAACTGTCACTTTTTTCACGATATTACCATGTATGCGGACGAATTGTGTTACCGTTGAATTATCATCGTGAAGAGCGTAGAAGCCATTGAGGTTGAGAAAATTGAATAAGCATGCTGTGTCTATCTCATGTTTCCACCGGCCATCTTTATTTTGGTAGCTTATCCAAAACTTTGCCGGCATAGCAAGCTTCATCAGATCCCTGAAGTTTTTCTTTTCTGACCTTATTTCCATCCAATCACGTAAGTCCTTACGTGGCCGTCCTCTGTTATCTTTATATGTAGTAAGCCAAGAAGGTAACCATATAGTATGGATGTCAATGTATTTCAACGCTAGTTCTTTTCCCTTGCGTTTGCCTGTATCGTCAATGTCAGGTATATTATACAACACTTCGACATACTTCATTATTTCCTTATATTCTTCCGGGGATAACTGGTAAGTTTCGCTGTTGAACCATAGAGGATGAAAACCAAGAGATCTGCAGCACAAGGCATCACGCTCGCCAGAACAGATAAAAGCATGTTGGAGCTTTTTTTCTTTATATGGCTTATCATCATCATTCGTTCTGAGCCATTCCCTTTCTTCGTTGGCGTTATAAACTCTATAAGCTTCCTTTAACTCAAACAGACCATTTATATAATATCTTGGTTTCTTTCCTGCCGGCGTGTAAGAGAATCTGAACCCCTTATCATAATTCAACGGCTCGTAAACCTTGTAAAATTTCTCTTCGGGATTATCTCGCGTAGCCTCTTTAATAATGCATTCACGGATAAAAATAGGATAATGTTCATTTGAATACTTGACGGTAGTTGTCCTATTCTTGACGTTAGTTATATACTTGACAGAATGCCAATGCAACGCATCAACAGTGTCTTGAGTAACACGTGGTCCGAGTAAGTTCAATTCAGATTCGCTGAATGATTCTTTAAGCTCAAACTTTCTGGAACCATCAGGCTCATCAACTTGAGCATCCCTCTGTCTTATATCCGGTTTGTTGAGATTTTTTTTGATTTCATCAGAAATACCGTATATAGACGCGAGTTGCAAGATTGCCTCGTTAAATCTAGAACGGTCATATCCGTGTTCATTCATCCATAACGATATCGCATTTTCGCCTCTGCCTTCTCCACCGAAGTCAGTAACTTGCCAAATTCTTCCGTATTTCGCAGAATTATATTCTCGCAAAGATGCAGACGGCGTTTTCTCGTCTCGTATGGCAAAGTGCTTCTTTCCGTCCAGTGCAGCACGTGCTTGAGGATAGAGGTCCAAGATAATCCTTAGGCCTCCGTCCGTTTTTCTTAATATATCTTCTGCTTTAATCATATTATATTATTTGCTTTTGCCAAAAGTATGAAGATAGGATTTCTATTCAAAATACATGCTATAAATCAAAGTATAGATTCAATTGTGGATAATGTAAGACATCAACGTTGAATGCATATCCGAACAAAGGATCTTCGTCCATCATGTCAGGAAACTCATCAATTAAGCCTTCGAAACAAAAGCCTAACGCTCCTTTGGGTTCTAATATCATAGGGACCCACACAAGCGTACATTTAGAACATTTGCTTGTGGCATAAGCAATGCCATTATGGTATCTGACAAGTTCGATGTCTTTAGGTAAGAAATAATTAGATTTAATTGCTTTTTCGTAATCTGACGCATTAACGTGGAAAGGCTTATTCCTATCATCTGTCTTATAATATGCAGTCAATGTAGCGAAAAAAGTCATAAATGGTGTTAATTTCTCAGGCACTTGTAATTTAAATTCTTTCATATTAATTCAAATATTAAAAAATGATTTAATGTGTATTTGTCTTTTCAGAAGGGAAACTTTGTAAAACTTCAGTCAATGCATTGATTAATTGCTTAACATCAGTTTTGTTCAATGTGACAAAATTATAATCCCCATCTTCATCAGTAACTGTAAGCTGCGGATTTTTAGGCCATGGAAATTTGGCGCTAGAATCGTATTTGGTCAAGATGTTCCTTCCTTCTATTAACTTCAATGTTTTCATATAGATTTATATCTTAATTGTATAATTCCTTGTTGTTCATATAGACGTAATTTAAGCAGGTCATTCTCTGTAGGATGTATCTCATTTTCGCCGTTAATAGTGATGCCCTTTGGTATGTTAAGCTCTTTTTTTATCCTGCTTATTAATTCATAATCTTTTGTTATCCAATAGACACATATCATGGTAATTGTTCATTTTGTTTATAAAATATTTGGTGTCAGATTCACAACATGTCAGCGTAATTTCTTTAACACCAGGAACAACACTTTGTCTTACTCGCATTTCATATTGATGTTCCTCTTCAAGCATATCATCCATGAGAATGCAGACAGATCTACTAGATAAATTGTATATAATAGTATTCATATCAATTAAAGAATTTTATTTATATGAACTTCCCTAATTATAGAACGAGAATTTTTCAATTTCAATTTTAATTTTATCCTGTGAAGTATCGTCTTGATTGTATTCGGACTCTTGCCCATGTATTCAGCAATTTCACTAAATGTAACACCTTCAGAATACATAGAAGCAACATTTTTTTCTAAGCAAGATAATTTTACATCTTGTTTACTTTTAGGATTACAAATTACATTTTCAAATTGGCAGTGTCCACCTCTTAAAGGACATTTAACCATTTCATAATGATATATACCATTGTAGTAATCAAGAGAGAGAAGGTCATTTTCACCAAAATTACAACGAATAAATCTCTCTGTCATAAGAAATTGATTCTGACTTTTGGCTACCTTATTAGAACCTTTCAATGGATAAGACTTAATAAGTGCCAAATATGTGTCCGGAAAAGTTTTCTTAATCATGCACAAGAGACTATTTATAATGTCTTTATCGAAACGTGTAAATCTTTTTCTGACAACACCATCTTGTGTGTAATATACATGACCATCAGGATCATTATAAAATTCAATTTTCTTCAT